GAAGAGTGCCTTACCGATAGGGGCAAGGAGATAGTCATCAATGTTACGTACGACTGCCTTAATGTTCTGTGCAGCGGCACCCATGAGCATAGACATACCAGATGCCGTACGACCCATGCCACCCTGAATACCAGTCTGACCGTGTGCATAAGAAGGCATACCGGTCGCTTCGTCAGAGAGTTCACGAGCCTTGTCGAAGGCCATGATGGCGTCATTCGTATGGCTATCGATCTTGATAGAGTTGACTGCCTGACCCGGAGGACCACCTGAACGGCGGAAGATCTTACCAGGATAGACTTCCATGTTCTGTCCGGGAACGAGGTAGTCTTCGTTCACTTCGAGGATTACGTTGGAAGACAGAGTGGCGTTGTCTACTGCAAGTCTCATAAAGCCATTCATGAGAAGCTGTGTATCGAGCATGTTTTCAGCAACACCTACACCAAAGAAGGAGTAAGGGTTGACTTCATAAGGGACGACACAGTAAGGAATACGTGCAGGAGTGAATGGATTGAAGACGATACGGATAACGTGAGAACCAGAGATCCAAACGTTTACCTGTACCTGATCGAAGGACTTAAACTCCTTAGGAATCTTAAGACCAGCTTCCTTCACACATTCTGCATCGACAAGACCCCAGTATTCGAGGACTTCCCAACGTTCATTGATAGTCGTGTCGTTCTGGTTTACTTCTGTGAGTGCAGTCTCCCAGTACTCCTGAGAGTAGTTAGGTCCATCAAGAATGAGCTTCTCGATGTTCTTACCACGGAAGTAGGGGCGCTTCTTGAGCTGACGTAGTTCACTCTTGGACATACGATGTCTCTGAATGAATTTCTCAGACTCTGCCATGTTACGTGCGTCAGGATCGGGGAATGCATCCCAGACTGATACATATTCCATCCAAGGAATGGTGCGAATCTCAGGGGCATACGTCCCGTCTTCACCCCACTTGGGATATTCTTTGTCGATGGCAAAAGGGCCTTTAAAGATACCAGTGCCGAGAAGAGCCATTTCAAAGATTGTAGAACGGAGGGATTTAGAAGCATTTGCCTCGTCAAGCTGATCGAGGATCTTCTTTTCCATCTTACGTGCTGCGTCTTTGGCAGGTTCAAAAGTAATGTCTGTAGGAAGAAGACCGGGACCCATCTTGATATCATCTTTGACGGGTTCAAGCATCTTCTTCTTAGGCCCGAAGAGAGCTGCGATATGTGGGTCCATCTGGGAGCTCTTAGGAGCAGAGCCTGCGGATGCGCCACCCGGCTGTGCCTGTGGTCCCTGAGACGTCCCTGTAGGATCGATATGGATAGCCTCTGGAACACCAAGGGCTAGGTTCGGAGGATCGACACCGATAGGGAATCGATTACCTGCAAAGAGTACGTCACAGATCTGAGCGACAGCGGCCTGAACCTTAGTCTTCGTGATCTTGATGAATGCCTTGGACTTCTCTGTAGAAGTGAACTGAGTCGTAGGACCATAGGCTCCACGATAGTTTCTGTAGCATTCCAGCCAACGTTGTTCGTCAGCCATACGCTTCCTCTTTGCACGACCATAACTTTCTTCGATGACTTCAACGAGCTTCGAATACTTCTTGTTGTCGTTAGGAATGTCAGTGGCTTCTGGAATGGCTACTGCAGAAGAAACATCGGCAGAAGTCTCGACCGAGAGGTCCTTATTTAGTGGCATCTCATTCATAAATGAAGCCATGTTATCTCCTATTCGTCTTCGTCTGAGTCATACGGATTGGAAGCCACTTCGATGAAGGAGCTCATGAGCATGAACTTCGCCCTCTCTAGGTCCCATACGATCTTTGCTGGATCAGGGGAAGAAGAGGCGAAGTATGTATTTGCTTTGTCATTGTAGGTACCAATGATGATTACGTCATCGAAGTCCTTCTCTTGTGCTGCCTCGAAAACACTCTTGAGTTCTACGTCCTGATTGAACATTGCCTCCAATTCGTTATATTCGATTTCTTCTACACCGGGGAACTTGACGACGTTATCATCCATATCAATGGTCCTTTATAGTATGCTTGAAAAATTGTTGATCACGTTCCATGGCATCGTCCATCTTATCAAGACCAGCCATTGAAGTCATCTTATCCTCTTTAAATGGGCCAAGGTCCTTAGGAGGAACTCGACCGTTAGGAGGACGATGTGTGTCGGTAGGCTTAACCTCGATATTCTTCGACTGCCTTTGATCTTTTGTTTTCATTGAGTCCGTCCTTGTATCGTTCTACAGAATCTCGTATATCTTCAAATGTACTTTGTGGGATTAAAACCCAACCGGGATGATGAATCTCACTTGTCATATAATCATCTGCTATATTTTCAGCGGCAATAAAAATACTATCCATATTAGTGGAGACTCCTTACGGGCGAAGGCCGTATTCTGATAGAATGAATGCCTTGATAAAGTCAGAGCGAACGATATCTTCTACTCCAAACTCGATGAATGTGACTGTAGGAATGGGAGTCAGAACCTTAATGAGGCGCTTCAATCCAGTCTCTTCCTTGAATCGTTCAGACGAGAGGTCGTCCTGTTCGAGGTCACCGTTTACAATGAAGCGAGAGTTATCACCCAATCGGGTAATGACAGAACGGACTTCCTGATAGCCCATGTTCTGGGCCTCTTCGATAATAATGACTGCATCGTCAATCGTGATACCACGGATAAACGAAGTAGGCATGAATTCGATAATCTTCTTTTGCTTGAGAATCTCATATGCGTCACCACGCCCATAGAGCTGTGAGCAGAGACCGACATATGGTGCCTCGTATTGCTTCATCTTGTCTGCGGCAGAACCCGGTAGATGACCGATGTCACGCGTAGGGACTGCAGAACGGACAATGACTACCCTCTTCTGTAGACCGTCCTGTACGGCCTTGAGAGCCAGATACAGAGCCACAAAGGACTTACCAGTACCCGGTAGCCCGTGAAGAACTAAGTGCTTCTCCTTACTCCAATCTCTGAATGCAATACTCTGATTGAGAGTCTTTGGTCTGATATCGGTGAGGCGGAGATTGAAACTCTGCTCTGAACGTTCAGACTGGAGGTGCTTGCGTCGGTCCTTACGGGATACCTTAATGGGCAATGGCAATTCCTTTATGTTAATATCCGAAGATTTTGTCTGCGGGACTGTACCTAGAAGTTCTTGTCTTTCCCCAATCGAGGGCATTCTCTGGTCTAGGACGAGACATAATGCCGTAACGAAGGGCGTCATACGAGTGGTCGTGTGGATAACGACTATCGATGTCTTCGCCTTGATCTGGGTCGACAGGAATGGCTGGAAGGTCTGAGATGATCTGTCTGCAAGTATTGAAGAATACGATACCTGCCTTCTTTTCACCAAAGGGTAGTTCTTTAATCTTTAAGAGTTCATGCAATCGGTTCTTACCTGCTGAACGAGATCCCTTGGAACGATCCGAGGGACGCCAACGGCAACCGGCCGCAATCATCTCTTCTGCGACTGTCGGGCCGTAGGTTCCACGGTCATGCCAGACAGACGAGTCGAGTACGCCATAAGAGACTTTTTCATTCTCTTCTAGCTTGAGGACTTTGTCTGCAAGGGCGTTACCGGTCATTCCCGATCCGTAAAGCTCCCTGTAGACATAAAGCGTATCATATGAAGGATCGATCGCAAACCATAGTACACAAGCCGGTGCGCTATAACCATAGTCAGCAGCTCTAAAACGCCGCCACTCATGAGGGATAGTGAATGGGTCACAAGTGTGGTATTTTGGATTAAATTCTGCAAAGGCGGCCCCCTCAACGATTGACCAATCCCCTTCGAGCAGCTTACGACGCTGTTCTTCTGGGAGGCCAAGGAGGCTTCGCTCGTAAGCACCATCCTCATAAAGATACGGATTGTCTTGTAGCTTCGCAGGAATGAACCTACGTTTGAAGAGTGGCTTACCTCTTTTATTCGGATCTTCGTAATCATCCGGATAGGTGAGGACTTCACCAGTCTCAATGTCTTTGGCCCAAAAGGCCCGCCCGGCAGGAGCCGGATCGATAAACATCTTCTTAACCCAATGGTGACCTGGGCCACCGGGGTTAGTCGTGGCTCTCATGTAACCAGTACCACCGATCATCTTCTTGAGTTCGGGGTTGGTAATACGGAGACGTGACTTCAAATATGTGTATGCAAAAGACGTGGGGTATTGGGTGAGCTCATCCATACCGATCCAAGAGAATGCCTGACCCTGATAACGCATGACGTCTTCGTCACGATCAAGATAGGTAATCCAGAACTTGGCTCCGGAAGGAAACACCCACATACTTTCTTGTTCTTTCCACTTTGCGTCAGGAAAGACCTTTTGGTAAATCTTCTTAGACTCCCACTTAAGCTCTCGGAGTTCGTCATTGGTACGACGAAGAAGGAGACCCACAAAGTCTGGGTTGTCAAAATATCTCATAGGGTCGGCGAGCATCGCATAACTCTTCCCGCCTCCGGCGGAACCACCGTACAAAACTTCTTCTTCTGTTGCGGACAAGAAAGAAGTCTGAGGTCCTGGATTAGGTTTGAACACCCAATTAATATTCTCAGGGACTGGCGGGGCCGATTTGTATTCTTCCCCATTTGCCAGTGCCTTGAGATACCCACCACGGTTGTCTTCTTTATTCTTCTCAGTCTTGAGCTTCTTGTCTTCATACTTGAGCTCTAGTTCTGAATATTTCTTACGGGCGTTGGTGATGGCCCTCTTGGCGGCTGCCTTGTCTAGACTCTCCTTGGTACGCTTGGGGGCGTTGTTAGAAAGGATACGTCTATTCGTCTTCCTGTTGAGGAAGGGCTTCCTATGTTTCTTGTAGAGATTGGAAATTGTTTGATGGACAAGAGATCTGAGGAGTTTCTCAGAAAGCCATTCACAGACTTCTCGGAGGCTAGAGCCAGCGTCGATATAGTCGAATGCTTGTTCGATGTAGTAGATCTGATTCTCGTCAGGCACGATGTCATAGCCGGTCTCACCAAGCTTGTATCCGACACCAATCTTCCCATAGGGGAGCTTACGGGTCCATGCCTGCCAGCGGTCTAGGGGAAGTTGATTATTGGACACACAAAATCCTATCTATCATTCATGATCTATTACTAGGGGTTCTGAATCTTTGGCCGGAAGGATGAACATGTTCCGTACTTCGGTCACATGGACTGCCTCTTCTTTAAACACACCACCTCTGTCGAGAATGTCTCTAGAAGCAGAGATGATGTTATTTGTTCCGGGGACGTTGGGATTGGTAAGGACATTGACGAGAGAGAGGGCTGCCTGAGAACTGGCGGCTACGAGGTATTCCTTCGTCCTTTCCTTGATGTGTTTACCAAGGAGTCTCGTGATGTGAGACGTGGGCATAGACTTGGGGAATCCTGCATCATCCATGGCCGCCCGTACATTGCCTTGGCACTTATCGAAGAGTAGGTCTAGGAACTCTTCTTCTCTAGGTGTCAGTCCTGTCTGGGGGTTCTTGAGGTTTTCTACGAGATCATTAGTCATATGACTCCTTCAATACCAAGGTATTTCGACAATGGAATTCTCCTTAAATTTTAAAAATCAGAACTGAAAACACCTAGTAGTACTTACTCACCGAGTTCTTAACCAGTACTAGACTGTATAACGGTGATGACTTAATCCGTGTACAAGCGATGATATCAAGCTTGTGTGTTAATCTAGACCGATTACTGTTGAATGTTCCAAAGCACATAAAAAGAAAACAGTTCTAATACAGTTAAGTTACAAGCTGTAAGGTCATAGCTTGTCTAATTCTTTTGTTCCTATAGTTTAATTATACCATTATTACGAAAGTGTGTCAACCCCTATACACGAAAAAAGTGCATAATAATTGAAATAAAGTGATATTTTATACAATAAAGTGTAAAAGTAGTAATAGAGTACCCTAAGTACTGAGAGTATGAAGTAGACGAATCAAGTTCTTATACAGAAAATAATGGATACCTAATTATACAGCTAAGATATTGAAAAATATATGGAATGTGTATACAACTATAGCTACCCCTCCCTTGGTCCTGCCCGGATAGTACAGATTTTCCCTATACTTTAGGAGGAAAGTAAAGGAATTGCGAGTTAAATACAAACTCCAAGAGTTAAGCATATCAATACTAGACGTTACTGCTAATACTAGACGCTA